AGTCATGTGTACGATCCACCCCGGCTTGTCACCGAAAAGATGAGGCACAACCGTACTAATATCGTACCCCAGTTTTGTGTGCATCTCAAGGATGTCATGGAGTTTGGTAACACCGAGGATTATAGGTGTGAGGACAAAAGCACCGCGGTAGAGAGTGAGGATATTCTTATACGCCGTCTTCGTTCTCCTCATATCCTTCCGAACCCAAAGACCGGCAAAAGCTCCTCCCAACCAGGGAGTGAACCACATAATCATCCAAATACCTTTCTCATCCGCGCTGAAGAAAGTTCTGACAGGTTTGGCGAAGAGACTGAGAAGACCATAAGCTGTGGTGTTCTCGGGGTAGAAGACACGGGCGAGATCACCGGAAGTCTTCAAATCCATCCAGAACTTGTAGATAAGTGCGATGTGGTTGTCGTCGCTTTGGCTGTATTCAAAGAGCAGGTGCTTACTCGTCTGCTGATTGGGTAATTTGGACTCTTCTTTCAGCACTGATGCTTCTTTCAGGGACGTAGGCATCGAAAAGTATCCTAAAGATTTCTACCTGTTTAGAGACATCTCCATTGAGGCGGAGACCCATGGTGTTTCCTGCTTTCATCACCCCAAGAGTTGTCGTCTTTCTGGAGCTGGAAACTAAATCAGGTAAGGTTGTTGATACACCGTCTATAATAATAGTCGGCGTGAGTGATTCATCTTGAGTATCTGCGTCTATAATCAAACGCCGAAGTATTGACTTCTGATCTTCAGCAGTTGGGATGTGGGGAGTTTCCCACTCGATTGAGATGGCCGTGGTGTTATCTTGTACTTTACCATCATCTTCAAGAAGGAGTGTATTGCTTTGAAAAGAGGCTTGGATCTTTCCGGTATCCTTTTCGTAGAAAAGAGCATTGCAACCTACTCCAACGTTTCTCCAAATTTCCCTGCTAAAGTTGTAGGCAAGGGTAGTCGTACCGTCAGAGATCATGTACTCTTGCTCAGTTACTGTTGCTGATGTACCGTTGAAAGCTGATATTCCTTCAGTCGTCTCACCTTTGAAAATGCTGATTATTTGTTCCATCTTAACACGCTTACTTAAAATTCCATCAAAGACCATAATGCCATCTTGGGCTTGGTACATGATGCCACCGGGAGTAGGCATAACAGTAAAAGGCTGTACGGTTCCAGGCGAAGCACTGAGTTCTCGAATGGTAAAGACAGCCGCAGTCCCGACACCTGAGATTTCGTAGAAGGAAGTCTTGGCGATGGCGTACATGTTGCCCGACCATGGGATGATTTTCTGCACTCCGTTGTCGCTCTCAGTTACGTCGATAAAGCCTTCTACAGATTCGGCTTTGCCAGTTGGAGAAAAGTAAATACGGCCTTCAGCACCAGAAGCGGTATCCCTTCCCCACCACATCCTGCCATCGTGAGGTCCAGCACAGTCTTCAAAGGTATCTTTGGGAGGGCCGGAGTCTACCGGAAGTTCAACCCCCAATGTAGTGTCAAGAGCATTGTCGGTGAGGATGGTTGTTATGTTATCGTTGATTGTGGTGAGAAGGAAGAAGTTTGCGCCTCCAGTCACTGTGCGCCAGATTTCTCTGCGGTCTACTTGGGAGTCGGGGGAGACAGCAATTGCGGTGAGGTCAGCTCGTTCAGAAGATAGAGTCACCGAAGCGGCAGTAGGATTTCCATTAGAGCGCGTTCCAGAGACGGAGTTGAGGAAGGTAAATTTGTACTGGTATACTCCGGTGAGAGCACCAGCAGCTCCCACAGCAGCGGAGAGGTTTGAGGTTGGGTCGTCAATTCCCCACTGAGTTGCTGTCCCGGCTGTATCTACTTTGAAGAGGTCGCCACCTCCAGAGCAGAACAGGCGGTCTATGGCTCCAAGAGTAGGTGGCATCTTGACGAAGGTGAGGTTGGTGCCATCGAGACCTGTCTTTACAGAGCTGCCTTGGCGGTGGAGGATTGTAGTTGCTCCCTGAAACCGCTTGTCGTCGAACTCAAAAAGGGAGTGAGAGTTGAGAGCTTGGTCTTGAGTAGATCCGTTGCGAGACTTCATCGTGTTGGTAATATCTGGATGGATACCCTTACCACGGCGCATGGTACCAACAGGCATAGCGTCGTTGCGGCCCTCAATGTGAAGGCCACGGGAGAAGTCGTCTATTGAGATGGGAGATTTTGGCATTAGGTTGCAATCACTCCAAGGTTTCTAAGGACTACCAGTATCGAATCTATGGCTGCATTGTTACCAGCAGTCGAAGATGCTGGATCTGCAATTGCCGCTGCTTGCACCACCGGAGTTGCGCTGTAGAGCCCCACTGTCGTTCCAGTATGAGCAACGGGGCCGAAGAGTTCAGTTGTGTACCCGTCCAACCCTTCAATCCTCTGAAGTTGTATGCGGATCTCAGTAAGGATTGTATTCAACTGTTTGGTGAGATCCTCCAAATCCTTTGGCTCGTTGAGTATGTAAAGTTTTCTAGCCACCGATTACTCCAAAGAAGAGGTCTGCAAGTTGTTTACATTGCCGCACAAATTCTAAATCCTGATGATCCGACTCCCGATGGAACTCTTTTTCAAGAAGACGGAGTGTGATGGGGATGTCCAGCCAGTTGTCTCTGTCCTCTCGAATCTCCGTGTGGATTATTCCAACTGAATACTCCGGGAAGTCCTGTCCAAGTGGAGAGCCGAGGATGAAGGAGAAATCCTTGCTGGACACTTCTGGTTCGGGAAAGAGGCGGAAGGTCTTCTTCGTCTCCTCCTGAGTTGTGTAAGCCAACGGACTTCCAACCACCGCCTTCCAATCTACAGCGTAGGTTTTCAGAGTTGATACAGTCGCCTCACCTAAAATAGTGTCATCATAAAACATCCCCATGATCTTCACAACATCATCAGGGATGGTGTAGGTGGGCGTTCCTCCTGTCACCTCTATCAACCTGATTCCAGTAAGGAGTTCCAACTGTGCTATATCTCTTAAAGTATCGTCGTAGAAAGCATCTACTGAGTCAGACGACTCTTGGCTGATAGAAAAATCAGTTACAAGTGAGAGTACATTCGCCTTACTCATTGCTGTACCTCTGAAGTCTACCTACTAACCTCTCCAAAAGAGGAGACAACACGTCAAAGTCTCGCTGGCGTAAAAGGAGGAGAGCAGTAGCCACATCCTTCACCAAAGGGACAGCGTGATCAGAAACGCTCATCTCTGAACTATCCCCAACGATGTCTTGGGTATCGGTGACATAGGTTACAGTAACACTCCTTTCAAGTTTGAGTCCTGGATAGATGATGAGAATGTCTAAACCAATTGGAACGTACACAGTGGGATCTGCATCGACAGCTCTCGGCCAGTTTGCGTCTAAGACAGCGAGAGATTTCAAAGTTCCACGGGCGAGATCGTTACCTTCATACGTCACACTGAGCGGTTTGAGATAGTCACTGATGAGTTGACTTGCCGGGTAAGCTAACCGCCTTCTTTCCAAGGTAAGCGTTGCTGTGCTCACCACGTCTTCAATGATGAAGTTCACAAGGCGCTGGGCGTGGGAGAGGATGCTACGAACAAAAGTGCGGGAGCTACCAGAGCCTGCTTCATCTCGGATGTTCTTCAAGATGTCAGTTATCAGTGGACCGACGATGACAGTCATTTTAGGCCGTGGTGAGAGGTGTCCAAGAAGCTAAGACTTGACCTCTGGCATCCATGATTTCATCCGGGAATTGAGTAGTCACGCCGTAAGATTCTATCTGAACCGTTGCATCTTCCACGACTTGAGAGTGGGCAACAAAGTAGTTCTTGGCGTTCTTCCAGATGGTCCCCTGTCGAGAGGCTTGGTTTCCTAAGTTGATTCCAGCGTTTGCATCACCTCTCCTGTATGCGTCCATAGACATACGATTGAGAATACTTAACTTCACACCTTCGATCAGGATGTAGGAATCTACATAATCTGGAATCTCATCTTCAGGGCCGAGGTCTCGCGGTTTCAACTGAGCATCATATTGGAGGAAGGAAGTAACTTTGGAATACGGGTAGAACTCCAGAATGCGTTCACTCTCCCCATCGTTACCAATTTCAGCATAGACAAGAGGGCCTCCTCCGTCTGTTGTCCTCCAAGGAACACGACGGTTGAGATCTTCCAACGACATCCGCCTTACTTCAATACCAAGATTGATGTTGCGGATGACGGAGAGACTGCGGATGTTCTTTTCGAGTCGGACGAATCTTTGAACAATTCTGTAACCGGACTCTGTTGCTGTGGCGTCTACCCAAGGTGAGGAAATGGTAAGGTCGGTACCGTCAAAGGCTAAAATCTCATACCACTTCTGGTTGGAGTCAAAACGGATATGACGACCGATGAGATCAGTTGTCCATACGACTAAAGCCGCAGCGTTTCCTGTGACTTTGTTGGAGTCTAAAGTCGCTGTAGCTCCGCCCGTAGTGACGTTGGCTGGAATTGTCAGTTCGAGGTTGGGTTTGGTAAGAGGCTTGATTGGAGCGGTTGTAACCAACTCCTTATGCCTCTCCGCTGTAAAACGGTATACAAGGATCAGGTCATTAAAGCCAGTATCTCCAACAGCTAACTGTGATATTTCTTTGAGCTGCATGGGTCATCTTCTCAACCTGTTGAACCGTAAATACCTCTAGGAGTACCAAAGCCTTGTGTGTGCCTCTGGTAGTTGGTGAACACCGCATTCTTCGTTCTTGGGTCGTCAAAGGAGTCGAAGATAGGTTGCTCTCTCCAGAAGAAGTTCAAGTCGTGTTGTCCCTTAGCTGCCAGCAAGAACCAATGCGTGTTGGTTGTGAGATAGCGGTAAGAGATGTAACGCAACTCCTCTTCCAGAAGAGAATTCAACTCGTTGTTCGCCGTGAACGGTTTCCCGGCAGAAGCGAAGAGTTCCCTTGCAACGCTGATGTTGTTCGGATGGATAACCACCATCGTCGGTGACATCAACATGGGGAGGTCTCTACCATTGTTCAAAGTGGCGTAGTTGAGAATGCCATCTTGGATACCAGTTTGAGAGAGGCCGATGTCCACAGTGGGTCGGTTGGAGAAAGTCGTTCCGTTGGCGTTAACGTGAGAGGTTGAAACCAAGGAAGTAGTGTCAAAACCATTCACGTTAGTATCGAAGGCGCTATTTAAAATCGTAGCCGCGTCGATTTCAAAGCGGTTACGGGATGACCGGGCCATTTCTCTTGGCATTTCACCGATGAGACCAAAGAGATCATCACTCCACATCTCAAAGGTAACCTCAAAAGCGAGGCCAAATGAGTTAGCCGTGTAGGTCTTCGTTCCGCCTACAACTGGTCTGTCCAGAACAAATTGAGTACCCTCCGCTTTCGCTGGCATCTGGCCGAGACCGGCATACTCCTGAAATTGGAGATTCTGCCTGACAAGCGAAGGCATGTTGAAAATGAGAGGAGCTTGCGGTGGAACCTCTGCGCGGGTGTCTACATATATTTCGTAGACGTTGGCGTCGAGAAGAGCCGCAAACCCAGCGGTTGTTGCAGGCATTTGAAAACCTCCTGTTAGTTAGTTAGAATGGATGAGAGTGTCTTCGAGAAACTCAAACTGCACTCTTCCGTTTGTCGTCCCAACTGCATCTACAAAACGAATAATACGAACACAGGGAGCGGTGTTGTCTGTCTTATCAACAAACCAGTCTTCGCCGGATTGCTGAAGTGGGTAAAGAGCGTTCATATCGGTTGCGGCAATATCACCAACAGTGATACTGGTTCCGATGTTACCCTCAAAGACGGTTCCAGATAACGCTTTTACATACATAACGTCGGTATCTGTAGTACCAGAAGCGTCAGCAAGGGCAATACCAACGATGTTGTCTACAGGCTCTGTTGCGGCTCCATCAATACGTTGCCCGTTAATAATAAGTGGAGAACCCTCTTCAAAAGTCTGAGTTCCGCTTCCTTCTTCACCATGCTCCAAAGGCGTAGATTGTGTCCGTCCGCGAGCATACTTTATCGCTTGTACTGCCATGATTACCTCCTGTTGAGTTCAAGACCCGGAAGAGTTCCAGTTCTCAATTGTTCATCTTGAAGTTCTCGAATTCGAGAGTTGGTCTCGCCGTTTCCAAGGTGGTCATCGTAGGTGTCTACTCCACCAAAGACGAGATTCCTTCCAGCTCTTTGATTTATCTTTTGAGCGGTATCAGCCATACCTATTTCTACGCTGGCAATACGCTGCTTGTTCAGTTTTCGCTCATGCTCCTCGATCATGGCGTATACATCACGCTTGCAACGGAACAGCATTACGTCACCGAGGACGCACTTGCCTTCTGCGTCTCTGAGGTCTTGACATTCAGACATATTGTGTGTGACTGGTTCCCAACAGTGAACGTGCTCTATCCCTCTGGAGGTTTTCACCTTGACTCGCATGGTCATAGCCTCACGAGTCTTTTGAGTTGGGGCGTCTTTGGGAATTTTGCACTGGACCCACTTGTAGACGTATTCCTTTT